GCAATTATGGAGCTGTTTTACATTATAGCGGAACAGGATCTCCGCAAGGGTTTAGAGTGGGACATTTAGAAAACTCCACAACACCGCGATATGATTTCGCTATAGATAGGACATCCGGAAATGTCGGCATCGGGACGACGAGTCCGGCCTATCAACTTGATGTACAGGGGTCGACTGCTTTTGATGGATCGACAATACTTAGAATACTAAATCCAGCTGCAAATTACGGAAGAACTCAACTACATCTTGTGGGTAGATACGAAGCGGGTAATGATGGATGGTCTGCTCAGGGTGCGAGAAATGCGATTATGTTCAAGTCTCAGTCGAGTCAAAATAGTGCTATAACAAACCAATGGACTATCCAAAGTTTTCCGAGCAGTAATGACCTGGGATTTTTGTCTGGAACAAATAACACTCCAAGGGTTGTTTTCAGAGGGAGCAACGGCTACGTCGGTATAAATACTACGAGTCCAAATATGACACTTCATGTAAAAGGATCTATTAAAATGGCAAGCGCTGGTGATACTTACGGTTGGGTACCGGGAAACGATGGATGGTTGCGATTAACGGGTAGTGCTTCTGGTCAGGGAAACATGTACAGTACTTATACATCCCTCGCGGTTGGTAATTTCTGGTCCTCGGGGCATACACGATTTTCGAGTGATGATCGTGTCAAACACTTCGAGGAAGAGATACCGGCTTTAGAAATCATAAATCAGTTAAATCCGTACAAATACAAAAAAACCAGTAAAATCTATACAGAAGACTATACGGGCGAAATAGGGGAAGAAGGTAAAGACTGGGACTGGGAAATTGGTCTCATTGCACAAGATATTAAGAAAATACCTTATTTAGAATTTTCCGTTACAGACCCAGAAAACGGTCCGGAAGGTAAGTACGGTTTGAATTATACAAATTTTATAGGTGTGTGTATTCAAGGAATAAAGGAAATGGATCAGAAACTCCAAGCCACAAAAGAAGAACTCCAATCCGAAAAGAATAAAGTCGCGACGATGGAACTATTAGTCGCATCCCTCGTCAAACGTGTCGGGGATCTCGAAAATCTAGTGATTTAAAGAAAAAGCGCTTTCGTAAAGTACAAAATGTCTTGCATCGCCACTCTCAGGCCCATCGTTACCACCCCCATTCAATCCAAGTTCAGGGTTAAGTCCCGCAATGTTCGCACCGTAGTGCGGGCGAGTGAGGAGGGGTCTCGTTTCGTAAAGATCGACCGCTCTAACGATTTTCTAGCGGTCGCAGAGCGTGTTAACGGTCGTGCGGCCATGATCGGATTCACTTCCGCGGTGGTCGACGAAGTCATGACTGGTAACCCTATCAGCACACAATTCCATGATAACATCGGTCTCTCCATCGCCGTTGCATCCTTGGTTTTCCTCGGCACCGCCGCTAACCCGGAGGATGAGGGATACGTTCAGGGACCTTGGAAGCCTGAGACCGAACTCGTCAACGGTCGACTCGCGATGATCGGAATTCTATCACTCATTCTCACAGAATCTATTCATCCACAGGTCCCATTGTTTTGAGCTTAAAAATAAAAACTCAGTATAATATAAAATGTCAGGTGGAATTGCCCAACTCGTCGCTATTGGTGCCCAAGATGCCCATATCGTAGGGAAACCCGAGGTGTCATTTTTTAGGTCTAACTATAAACGTCATACAAACTTCGCCCAAACTGTTGAGAAGCAGGTTATCCAGGGCAACCCCACCGCGAATGGTATGTCCACCGTTCGTTTCGAGCGTAAGGGTGATCTCGTAGGCTACGTCTACATAACTAACCGTGTCGCTGATACTACACTTACCCGTGCGAACTGGCAAAAGCAGATCGCTAAGGTTGATTTATTAGTGGGAGGTCAGGTTATTGATACTCAAACCTCTGAATTTTCTCAAGAAATCGCTCCAGTCATGCTCGCACAGACGTATTCTAAGTCTCTCGCCGCTGCCGGTGGAAATGACTCGCGATTTTACCCTCTTCGTTTCAGCTTTTGCGAGAACGCACAATCTGCCCTTCCTTTAGTGGCTTTACAATATCATGACGTAGAGCTTCGAATTACTTGGGGTACTGGTGTCGGTGCTGCTGCTGATGCGATCGCTTCTGATTATGAAGTTCACACTCAGTTCATGTACCTCGACACTGACGAGCGTACCACTCTCGCGAACACACCCCAGAACATGCTCATAACCCAAACTCAAAAGATGGTCCAATCCGGCAGTCCCACCCAGGAACTTTCATTCAATCACCCCGTTAAGTTTTTGGCGACCTTCAATAAGGATGGTGTCGGTGTGGCTGGTGGTAACGTTAAGCTTCAGATCAACGGTACTGATGTAGGTGATGCTAAGCATAGCGTAAACTACACTTCGACCGCACTCTATCATCATACCCCTTTCTCTACAATGAATTCCAGTGTCCAAACGCATCTCCTCTACCCCTTCTGCTTAGATACCAGCAAGCTCCAGCCCACGGGCAGCTTAAATTTCAGTCGTATTGATAGCGCTCGTCTTCTCTCCGATGCTGGTAATTTCACCACTGATATATATGCGGTGAACTATAACATATTACGTGTGGAAAATGGTATGGCCGGCTTGTTATATAGTAATTAAATCCTAATTAATAGTAAATGTTAGTCTTTTTATTTTTATTGGCTTTCGTTTTTATGATCACCTACGATCCTAAATCTGGAACTCTTAATCAATACATTCCCACACAGAACGCTCCGTGTAAAGACGGACACTATAATGAAATTCAATTCGCTCAGCACGGATACGAGTGCCCCAGGAACGATAAAGTCGCTATGGGCGCGATTGTTAGTGCTTAAAAAAAAGAATAGTTAAAATACCATAATGTTTGCTTTTGATCGTGAAACCGCAACCATCGTCGCCGCAGTATTATGTTTAGTTGCGACCCTCTACATCTACAATGAATTCAAAAAGAATAGGCAAGATATGGAGGAGTTTAAGAACACCGTCAACGAGAAGCAGCGTCCCGTCATCGTGGAGCGCCCCGCCCGTATCCAACTCGTCAAGGCTCCCGTAGAGAAGCCGTCTCCCATCGGTAAGGAGGAACCCGTGAAAATCCCTGTTGAGGAATCGAGCGAATAAACTTATCAGGGGATTATAGAGTGCTATGAGCAATGAAGAAACATAAAGCCATCGCCATACCAGTGTCATTTCATGATGGAACTGCGAGATTCTTAACAGTGAGAGATAAAAGATTTAAAGAGTGGATATTCGTCACCGGAGGGTGTAGACGAAGAGAAATATTTAACCCGTTACGTACAGCTTTACGGGAACTAGAAGAAGAAACAAGAGGGGTCGTATCTTTAAAAAAGTGTGATTATACGCATTATTCATTTACGGTTAAAGAAAGTCCAACCGTAGATTTAGAATATAACGTATTCATATTTTTTGTAAATTATTCCAGGACCGAACAACAAGAATTAGTACGACGTTTTAACGAAGAAAAGTATAAGATGCATACAAAAAAGATTAATATGAAACGTACATACGATGAAAATGATTTCATGAGTTTTGACACTTTACAAGAATTCAATGGGAGACGTAGATGGGATAGGATAGTCAAAAATGTCGTACGTAATCCAGAGTTCTACACGTGCGTGTCTTCTCTCAATAGAAAATCGTTTGCTATTAAATAATGAAGTCTAAGAACTACATTCTTAAGCAAATCAAAGATATACTCATAGATCATAAATCGTATATGGAAGATAAAGCTGAGAAATATATTGAAGAAATTAAAACTAAAACTGTATACGAACTTTTAGTTTTAAAGAAACAACTCGTGACCGAAGATGAAGAATTTATAGATGTTTCGTATCGTCGATCGATTTGGCACGAAGAAGAAGATTAAAAAATTAAGTACATTATAACGTAAGTATGTTTAAGTCGTGGTGTAGACGACAAGGATTTTGCAATGGATCCAATCTATCACACGTGCTCATGGATGGTGGAATACTATCCGTCCCGTTTGATAAATTGAATGAATTTTATGACATGTACATCAAAGCTGTACAAAGTGGCGAAAAGATATACGTCGTCGAACAAAAGACGGATACGTATAATTTTTTCGTAGATTTAGACTATAAAAGTGATGAACATTTAACATTTGAACATTTAAAAGAAGTTTCTAGGGCTATTTGTGATCGTGTTGCATTTTTTGGGGGTAAAAATGCGTTAATTTCTATAGCCGAACCAAAGGAAGTTGGGAAGCAAATTAAACATGGTATCCATATTAACTGGCCCAAATTTGTAGTCGACAGTGGTTCTGCAACAGCCTTACACTCGCATATAGTATCGACTTTAGATATTCTTTTCCCGGGGAGAATGTGGAAAGATATAGTGGATACCGCGGTGTATGGAAATGGGAAAAGAAATACGAAAGGAAGTGGGTTTCGTATGCCTTGGTCTCATAAAAAGGCAAAACATGAAGCGTGTGAGGGTCGAGGGTGTGAAGGGTGTGATAAAGGTAAAGTCACACAAGGAGAATATAAACCTGTCATGTTATACATACAAGAATCTAAAAAGTTGGAATATATTTTTGATCAAGAACCATGTGTAGAACTTTTACATATGGCTACATTGCGCACACAAAATAAAAATCATGTGGTCGTGGAGGGTTCTATGCGGGAAGAAGGATCTTTCGATATTAAAGATACGAAAGATACTTTTACGGATTACGAAACCACCGATCATATAAATTCTTTTATTCGTAAAAACATGGATGGTCAAGATAAATCAGAAATTGTTAAAATATATAAACGTGAAAAAACATATCTCGTATCGTCGACATCTAAATATTGTGAAAATTTAGGACGTTCCCATGCTTCCAATCATGTATGGTTTTTAATAGAAGGTGATATGATTTATCAAAAATGTTTTTGTACATGCGAAACCATGAAAGGTAGAAAGTATGGATATTGTAAAAATTTTGGTGGTAGAAGACACACACTTCCGGATAAAATTTATAAAACTTTGTATCCCAATGGGTATAAAGCTCTTACATTTTGTCAACCTATACCTAAATCTGATGAATCGAATGGGGAATCTCTCGTCGATATGTTATCTAATTTTATTAAAAAATATATAATCAATGAAGAAATCAAAGTCATTTCTATAAATAAAAAAAGTAAAAAAATGCATATCATAAATACAAACGCATCTTGTCCGGGATGTAAAAAACAAAAATTACAATTCAGGATAAAACAAAATTCTGTTATGGAACAATTGTGTGATTGTAAAACTCGCTCACATAATCTTCTCGATAAAATAGTAAGAGCGTTATAACATGATATTCTTGTTATTCGTAATATTGTTTTTTATAATTGTTACCAACATAACAAAAGTTAAAAGTAGTCCAGTGTATCTAGAAAGTTTAATAAAAGAAACACATAAATATTCTGGTATACACCCAGATCTGTACGGTTCATTTTTGACCAACATGAACATGGCTAAAGATAACATGGAACATGTATTTGAAGCTCGAGAATACACAGAACTCGCTGTAAAAGATCTTAACGAAATAGCGTTGTACTTCATAGATATAGATCCAGATACACAGGATGAATTAGCAAGTTTAGGTGATAAAATACTAAAAGAAACAGAACGATTACTCGTTGAAGAAGCGAACAATCGTAATATCGTTTTTAGACCTAAATATATTTAAAAGGGATTGTACAATGTATAATTACGAATGACAACCCGCGTAACTCGTTCAGGACGTATTTCTAAAAAACCCACCCGGTTAGAGCCTACGGAGCGACCTGTAGATGATTTTTCGGATGGAGAGCATGATTCAGATTTTGATGAAAACGATACAGATATATGTGAAACAGAAGATGAAGATTTTAGTTCCGATGAAGATGAAGATGAAGATGCGGATGATAATGGTAATTTAGCAGGCTTTGTCGTGGATGATGAAGAAGAAAGTGATGAGGAAAGTGAGGCTTAAAAAAATAGACTTTTAATACATATATGGATACGGATATAGGTAATCCTATAGAATATAATCCAACTATGGATGACAAAGATAATGATTCTAGTCAGATAGATCCGCAATATTTTTATTCACACCCGCCACCCACCATGATGCCACCACCTTACCCTATGATGGATGAACCTCAAAAAGTAGATTTATTCGCGTCTTTGGATAAGAACGTGTACATCATTATATTTGTTTCTTTCATTCTTGGATTTTTTATGGGAAAGACGCAACAACCAATCGTTCTCAGACCGGTGTAAGCCATGTTTGATCGTCGGGAAGATTCGCAGATCTAAACTCTCCTATATCTTCCGACTTCTTAGGCTGCACTACGAATCTATTTCTTCCAGTCGTATCTTTTTCGGTATCCCTAAATACACTAAGAGCTGTAACTTCTACATCTGTTAATGTGTTTGAAAATATTTCATTTCTTTTCAAAAAAAGGTACATTAAGTATAAAATTATAACACACGCGATTATGTATGTGAGAATCATCTTATTAAAAACTAAGATTTTTTTTAATAAGATGTTTTTTAAAATTTATTTTTTATTTACTCAACCTTTGCCTCAGCTTCAGCCTCTGGTTCTTCTGCGATAGCCTGTTGTTCTTCCCTCTCCTTCTGCCTTTGCTTTATCTCTTCGGCTATGATCACATCAGCTTCCTTCACGAGGTCCTCCATAGGAGTGTCAGGCTTCTCGAGTTTAAGTTTTTCGATGATATCGGCGGGATGACTGATCGGCTCTTCATCGGGGCGGTTATAATATTGAGAGTTCTCATCTCCGGGCTTGTGGAAACCATTACCCTTATCGATCATATCACGCTTACGCTCACTGAACATTTTGGCTGCCATCTTCTGATTATCAGCATACCCACTCATAAGCTCTTCGAGCTTGTCGTTGGTATAGTGTACGTCATCAATCTTCGCATTGTCGGGTGGGATGAGTAGCCACTTATACATATCAACTACGTAAATGTCAAATGTACTATCTTCCTTCTGAAGACGCTTTGCATGATTCGCCGCCTCGTCGCGGGTAGAAAAACATCCTCGAATCTTAATTCCAAACTTTTCATTTTTCTGTGGACACTCCGGTCCTACGATACTAAGGCACGCGAACAATTGACCAGGTACCGTGGTGAAATCTTGTTCAAGAGACATTATATCTTATTGGGGCGTTTTACCTTTAAGTAATCAAACTTAGAGTTAAAAAAGTATAATTTATCATGGAAAATCTTCGCCGTGTTCACAACGACGAAAAGAGAGAACTTATATCGAGAGTCACTCGAAAGGGTGATAGTATACTGGATGTTGGGTGTGGGTTTGGTGGTGATTTGAAAAAGTGGGAGAATGTTGGCGCCAATATAAACATGTGTGAACCTAACGAAGAAGCTTTACAAGAAGCTAAACAACGAGCAAAAAATATGAAAATACGTGTCAATTTTTATTTGGGAGATATACACGCTACACCCGTGAGAAAACATGATGTCATATGCTACAATTTTGCACTTCATTATATTTTCCAATCGAAAGATTTATTTTTATCAACGATGCGAGAAATTAAAAAAAGATTAAAACCGGGTGGGAGATTTGTAGGTATACTTCCAGATTCTCACACTATGATTTTTAAAACACCTTATCAAGATGATCTGGGAAATTTTTTCAAAATGCAAGAAACTAGTAATGGTGCTTTCGGTGAAAAACTTTTTGTACATTTAGCCGATACACCTTATTACGCAGATGGACCTAAATCCGAACCCTTAGCACATAAGGATATATTAGTTTCACATCTAGAAAATGAAGGGTTTACATTAGATTTATGGGAAGGTTTAAAGGGACACCCGATATCAGAATTATACAGTAAATTTATATTGGTATATAAAAATGCTGGCCGTGGTATTACTACTGGTGATCAGCGCTCTTATAGTTAAAAATATACACGAAGACGAGAGAGTGGTAGAAGTTAAAGCGAAGTATAAAAAGCTCAGGGAACATTTAATAAATACACACGAAGAAGACTTTAGGAAAATTTATCAACCAAAACCACTCATCATTAAACATAAACGGAATAAAACACCAGGATACAATACCAACAAAGGGTCTGAGATAGGATTATGTCTAGATGGAACGGTTAACGATATGTTTCACGTACTCTTACACGAACTCGTACATTGTGTAGTAGAAGAATATTCGCATAGCGAAGAATTTTGGAACAAATTTGCGAAATTGACCAATATTGCTGTTCAGATAGGGGTGTACACAAAAATATCAGAACAGAAAGAATTTTGCGGATCGCACGTCATCGATAAATAATATCATATACTTATAAATGTCAAGTGTTATTGATGGTGCTGTGACGGTACCACTAGCCAGGTTTACGATGTCCGTTCTTATATGGATGCTTTTACTGTTCAGCATACCTCTCATGCGTTTAGAATGGAAATACTGGGCTAACATGTCCATGTTAACCGTTATCCTACCAATGTTGATATGGTGGCTCGGTAATCATAGCATTTTCTTGAGTGCTAAAACTGGAACCGTGTTCATGGTTTCAGCCTTTTCTGTCCTGTTTATGATTCTACTGACTGAAGGTTTTAGGTGGGCTAAATTAAAGAAGTACCTGAAAGAGTATGGTAAAAATCCTAAGGATACTGCCGTAGCAACGTTGATAGTAACGGCTTCTATGGTAGTTGGTGCTGGGGTTGCGTACATATCTCAGAGTGGGGATGTACTTCGATTTTAAAAATAACGTCGCGCGAAATAGAAAATTATAGCAGCGACAAGCCCCGTAGAGGCTAACCCTACAAAGCTTCGGTTACCCTGTGCGTTTACAAATTGAGGAATGGTGGTTGCGAGTTTATCCTGGACAGGCTTGCTCACGGCGGCTGAGCAGGCGACCGCGACGATGAGAGCCTGCATCTGATCATCGGTGAGATCTAAGGGGTTCCTTTTCTTAGAATCCGAACCCTCGTTTCCAGCGGTTTGGGAAATCATAGAAGGGGGTTGGGTCATCATCTGCTGCTGAACCACGCGAGGGTCCATAGCCATCATAGGCGCATCTAAACTATCCTGGGACTGTCCCATAATGTCAGCGATCGGTGTAGAATCCATGGTTTCTTTACTTTGTAGTATATTTTTTTCAGGCGAATTTTCCACAAATGTAGTACTGTTATTTATAGGAACCATCCCATCAGTGGGATCGGATAAATTTAACGTAGGAATATTAGCCGACATTTAATAGTGAACAATGTTTTCTAATAAATAATTTTTCGCGCTCACCTAGTTTTAGTAATTTTAATGGGGGTACTCTTTTTTGTCTGTTTAAAACTATTAGCTGCGCTCCCACCTTTCGGATTGAACATCTTTTTATGCGTATTCCAATATTCTGGAGCCCCGACCTTAAAATTTTTTCGTAATTTTGCTTTATACCAAAATACACAATCTTCTATCTTGTTACTTTTACTGGTGTTATCCAAAACAATACATTCATAATTTTCTGTACACGCATCCATGACCTTATTAAACATATCAAAATTCGGGAAAATACCAAAAAAGGATTTGTAAAGCTTCTCTCTATTCTGAATGATGTTCTCCCTGAGAATAAACACATAATCCACATTAGCGCGAAGTGCTGGCGGAAGGTCCATACAATACTGCATCGTCAACATGAAGAAGATTTTCCAGTGACGCCCGTTCATAAAACACTGCCTGATACATGTATCGCGCATGAATTTGTTATCATACATACAATCGTCCAATAATAAGAATGCACCACAATTTGGTGTACCCGCTCCCACGAGTTTCCTCTGTCTTTCCATAACACGTTCTATGGCATCCCTGTCATAATCTCCGTAAATGAAAAGATCTGGAACATATTGTTGATAATAGTGATTACCTTCTTCAGTCGCAGACAAAACTATTCCAGCTGGTAAATGTTTCTTGTGCCATAAAATGTCAGTGACGAGTGTAGATTTACCAGTATTACGCTTACCAACAAAAACACATACTTTATCATCCGCCATGGTGGCTGGATTAAATTTACGTAATCGTAGATCCATCTATAATACCGCCCCGTTTTATTTCATAAAATTTTACTCACATCTAGTAAGAATGGCAGGTAAACTTCAAATCGCCATAACAGGAACCCAGGACCAGTGGCTCACAGGTGCTCCTGAGATTTCGTATTTCGTTACGAACCATAAGAGACATACACGATTTTCCACAGAAGCCGTTGAGATGCCTTTCGACGGTAAATGTGATTTCTCAAGCTCCGTTGAGTGTAGAATTCCACAAAACGTAGGGGATCTCATACGTAGTACGATGTTGAAAATTAAATTAGGTAATTTGTCGACCGACACATCTACTGAAAAATATAGATACAACACTCCAGCGGCCTTGAGTATCATAAAACACGTCGACCTCGTAATTGGAGGGCAAATTATAGAGCGTCTCACTGGTGATTATATTTATATGTATAATCAGTTATATAACAATAAAGATGATGTAAACCAATCTCTTTATTTCTTATCTGGACACGGCGAACATCTGCAAGTATCGGATTCATATAACACATTTTACGTAAATATTCCATTTTACTTTTTTAGAAATCCTAGCTTGGCAGTACCCGTCTGTGCAATCACCAAACAACTCGTTGAAGTACGTGTCACGTTCAAAGACGTAAATGATGATGTAACTTTCAAATATACCATAGATGGGTCGGTGACTAAGAGGGATAAAACAACCGAAGGATCTATCGACAATGTTTCGCTCATTACTGATTTCTATTTCGTCGCTGAAGAAGAAAGAAACTTTTTACTCACACGTCCGATGGAATACATAATATCACAGTTGCAAATGTCTAAATTGCTGTACAAGCCAAACGAATCAAAAAAATCAGCTCTTTTGAAATTTAAACACCCCGTCAAAGAGTTATTCTTCTCAGCGAAGGAAAAAACTGGTATGACCAACGTATCTGAACCTGTGTACGCAATTTCACAACCTGTAGCGACCATCAACGCCCAGGGAGGGTCTGTAATTTCGAATAACGGGTTAGTCGCTGTGACATATGACAACAGCTCGACGGGAGAGGTGAACATTTACGAAAAAGATTCGAGTGGAAACTGGCCTTCCACCGCCTCGGCGACGTACACGGGGTCCTCTTCAAGTGAATATTTCGGACGGGTCCTAGGCGTTTCAGACGATGGTACTCGCGTTGCCATACAATCGTCCACGAAGATGATAATCGTGGAGAAACAATCGAGCGTTTGGACGCAGATCGGTTCAGATATAACAGCACCCTTTACTGCCATAACCGGGAGTTGCCTGACCGGTGACGGTACTAAGGTTTTCGGGTCTCCGGCGTCGCCGGCCAATTGGACCCAGTTGGGTGCCGATATCGATGGCCAATCTGTGGTCGGTGGTGTGCCTGACCAGTCTGGGTACTCGGTATCTATGTCCTCAGACGGCACGCGCATGGCGATCGGCGCCGTAATGCCCGCATCCGGATATGCCGCCGGCGGGACCGGTAAGGTTCGGGTGTACGAATGGGACAATGTATCTTGGAGCCAGCTTGGCGCAGATATTGACGGCGAGGGTACGGAAGACCACTTCGGTCGTTCAGTGTCTATATCCTCAGACGGTACGCGGGTGGCGATCGGTGGACAATTTAATAACCCCACCAATACTGCTGCCGGCGTCAGCGTCGGCCACGTTCGGGTGTACGATTGGAACAATGTATCTTGGAACCAGGTGGGTGGCGATATTGATGGCGAGGCTGTGGGCGACCGGTCCGGCCGTTCAGTATCTATATCAGGGGACGGCACGCGGGTGGCGATCGGCGCTTTGTTTAACGACGGCACCGCCGGGGGGAACGCCGGCCACGTGCGGGTCTATGAATACGATGCTACTTATGGTTGGAATAAAATTGGAAATGATATCGACGGCGAGGGTTATGGAGACCGGTCCGGGCAATCAGTATCTCTATCATCGGATGGCACGCGGGTGGCGATCGGTGCACCATTTAATAACCCCACCAATAATGGTGCCGGCGTCGGCATCGGCCATGCGCGTGTGTACTCAGAGAGCAGCGGGGCGTGGAGCCAGTTGGGTGGCGATATCGATGGCGAGGCTCGGGACGACTTGTCCGGGTGGTCAGTATCTATATCAGGGGACGGTACGCGGGTGGCGATCGGCGCTATTTGGAACGACGCCAGCAACGGCTCTGACACCGGCCACGTGCGTGTGTATGATTGGAACAATGTATCTTGGAACCAGGTGGGTGGCGATATTGATGGCGAGGCTGTGGACGACCGGTTCGGAGAGACGGTATCTCTATCATCAGATGGCACACATTTGGCGATCGCCGCTCCCTACAACGACCCTAGCACCGGCGATGACGCCGGCCACGTTCG